TGGTGATGTTGAATCAACTCCTGAGGTTTCTAGTCTTAGAGAAGCTTTCGCTTTAGCCAAAAAACAATTAAGCAACAATTAACCTCTAAGGAGATAAGAATATGGCTGGTAACAGCAATTTTGATGAGATTCTTACCACCACCTTAAATAACTATGTTCCTAAATTGGTTGACAACATTTTCACAGCTAGGCCTCTGTTCTATGCTTTGACAAATGGTCAAACAATTCGGCGCATCAACGGTGGTGCTAAGATAGTTGTTCCTGTAATTTATGGAACGAACTCAACCGCTTCTTCTTACAGTGGGACAGATTCAATTTCTACGACTGCTCAGACAGGCATTTCAGCCGCTGAGTACAACTGGAAACAGTATGCTGCCACTGTAACCATCAACGGCTTGGAAGAAGCCAAAAACAATGGTGAGGCACAAATCATTGACCTTCTCGAAGGCAAGATTTTCCAAACCCAAGAAACAATTATTGAAAACATGAACGCAATGTTCTATGCAGACGGAAATGGCAACAGCCAAAAAGACTGGATGGGCATTGGCGGTATTGTTGGAACAGGCAACGATGGCGGTGGCGCAGCAGCCATTGGTAACATCGATGCTTCTGGTTCTAACAACACATGGTGGAGATCATCAGTTACTAACGTAGGTGGTGCTCTAACCGTGGCTGGCATGGCAACCATGTACAACAATGTTTCTGTAGGTAACGATCAGCCAACGATCATCATTACTGACCAAGACGAATACGAAAAGTATGAGTCTCTTCTCACTGACCAAATTCGGTACACAGATACCGATATGGCCGACAGTGGGTTTCAGAACCTTCTATTCAAGGGTGCGCCTGTAACGTTTGATGCTGATTCAAACCTTGACGGCAAAATGTACTTCTTGAACACGAAGTATCTACAACTCGTTGCACATAGCGATGTTTGGTTTAAGCCAACACCGTTTGTACGACCAACCAACCAAGACGCTGTGTTCTCACAGATTCTTTGTTACGGTGAGCTAACCACAAGCAACAGAGCGCGCCAAGGTGTGCTTGTTGGTCTAACCGACTAAGTTGCTGATGGGTAGAGAATACGCTTACGCATACAAATCAAACGCAAAACCTTATGGGCAGCCTAAGGATAACTTTCACGAAAGTACTCCTCGGCCTGAAAGCGTAGGTTTGAAAAGAAATGTTCGTCGAGTTATGGACACTAGCGTAGCCGTTGCATCCCCTGAAGTTAGCAAATGCAGTGCGCTAACCCGAAGTGGGGAACCCTGTAAAGGGCGACCTGCTTCGGGTAGCGATCTGTGTAACTTCCACAGGAAGTAACTATGCAAATATCCGAAATGCGAACGTACATTAGAGGAATACTGGATATAGATTCCACGGATATTTCAGACGATATTCTTAATCGTTTTATAGGTGAAGGCTACGATCAAGTTGTTTATTCTGAGAAACGTTGGCCTTTTTACGAAGTCGAAAAAACTTTCAGCACTGTAGCTGCCACTAAGGACTATGACCTTAAAACAGATGGGGCTGTTTTTACTTCAGGTTTGCGTGATGTTGCTGCCTTAAGAACAGATGACCATGTGCTTTCATACATAGGTCGCGACGATGGCGACGTGGTGTATCCCCTAGATAGTAATTCAACTGGGGATGTATGGTATTTCTCATACTGGGCTGAAAAAGTGCGTTTATACCCAACGCCGTCTTCTGTTCAAACCATTTATGTTAGGGGATACGGTAAGCCAAGTGCTTTTGGCGCTGGGAGTGTTGATACTGCGACCCCTTCAGATTTTGATGAACCTTTTCATATCCTATTCGCTACTTACGCAATAGCTCGTGCTTATGAACAGCAAGAAGACCCTGAAATGGCCCAACAGTACTATACAATCTTTGCTAGAGAGCTAGATAATCTTAGAGCTAGATTTTTAGATGTTCCCGCGCCTCAACCGCTTGTCTTAAATTCTAGAAGCGCTTCTCGTTGGCGTTCACAAAGTATTTTACCTGACAGACTACGTTATAGCTGGGAGTAGCCGATGGCTAAAGAAGGCTATAAAACGCAAGTCTTAGAAAGTTTCTCAGGTGGGTTGAATTACAGAACCGATCAATTCAATCTTGCCCCTAACGAATCACCTGATATGTTAAACGTTGACATTGACCCTCGTGGAGGTGTCAAGTTACGCAAAGGGGTTGCAGCAGTAAATTCAACGCAGGTTAGTTCTTCTAAGGAAATTATTGGGTTGGGTTCTTTTTTTACTGATTCTGGGACTTCTCATATTGTTGGCAATTACGGTACTGCGGTTGCGTACAGTACAGGTGGAAATTTTACAACAATTTCTAGTGGGATTACGGCAAGGACTGATGGTTCTCGCATGTATGGCATGACGATGAACAACGTGTTTTATGGCGTGTCTGGAGATGTTGTTTCTTTTAAATGGGATGGTTCTAGCGGGGCTGATCTTGGAGTTAATTTAAATGGTTCTGCTGGGAATTATCCTATCGCCCAGTACACGGCGTTCTGGAATAACTTTGCATGGGCTGCTAAAACTCGTGAAGATGGAACTTACGAAAATTCTAGGGTTCGTTGGTCTAACGCTAACTTCCCTGAAAAATGGACAGCAAATGACTATGTAGACATAGACGTTGGAGAACGTGGTGACTATATCACTGGGCTTCTTCCGCTTTCTGATCGTTTACTTGTTTTTAAGAACAACAGTATTCATGCTATTTATGGTTTTGATTCTGATACTTTTCAAGTAGTTGCTTTGTCTCGTGACGTTGGTTCTGTTGCGTTGTCTTCTCCTGTATCCACACCGTATGGGGTGTTTTTCTGGTATGGGCGTGAAGGAATAATGTTGTATGACGGTCAGCAATTTACTAATGTGTTTGAAAAACTGAAGCCTGCTATAGACAATGGAAGAATTAGTTTTACGACAGCTCCTCAGTTGGCTTGGTTTGAAAATCGTTTATATGTTTCTGTAGACATGCTGAAATACTATGAAACAGGTACGACTCGTTCGCGTCATGTGTTTGTATATGATCCTTCGATACGTTCGTGGGCAGCAACAGATATTAACGCTGCGACGTTACATGTTCATAGCGCTCCTACTGCGCTTCCTTTGCTTTTAGGAGCTTCCCAATTCTCTGGTTCTGGAGATAAGGGTCGTGTCGTTAAGTTGGAACAATCTAGAACTACGGACAGTTACAACGGTAGCGCTTCTACACGCATTAACTCATTTTTTACTACTCCTTGGATTTCTGGGAAAAATCCTGTTGTGAAAAAACGGTGGGGTAAACCTCAGGTAGTTATGGATGCTGCTGCTACCCAAACTATGGAAATTGATGTGTATTCTGATTTTGATAAAGCTTCTACTAGCAAAACTGTGTATTTAAATGTTTCTGGTAGGGATTCTACTTACACTTGGGAAACTGATGATACTGGCACAGGTAGTCTTTGGGGAACAGCTACTTGGTCTTCTGAAGCTGCTTCTAGCATTACTGATGTTGTTCGTTTACAAAGCTTAGGTTTATCTAAATCTGTAGCTTTAAAAATTAAGGGTCCTTCTCAATCTGTTGATTGGGAAATTAATGGAATTATGTTTACTTACAAACCAAGGAGATTACGCTAATGGCTGGAACATTATCTATTACAAATGACAATTTTCAGGCTGGCACTGCAATAGTTGCTTCTGAAATGAATACTAACTTTACTGAGGTTGAGAACTATATCAATAATAGTATGCCTTCTTTGGGGACAGCATCTGTGTTTACTGCTGCTGTTACTTGCAATGCTGGTTTTACTTCTACAACGGTAACAACTTCAGGCGAGTTAAAAGTACAAGACCAAGCATGCATAAGAGACGACGCAACCCCTGCAACGATAACTGATAGGTTACTTACGCTTCGGACACAAACTTCAGGTATGGTTCCGTTGTTAGCGTTGGCAGAAACTGCTGTTTCTGGCACTACGCCAGTAGCTGGAATCTTTATGATAGGCACTGACGGTGATGGCACTAATCCTGATACTAACGATTATTGGCTTTTGTTTCGGAAGGGAAATGGCGACACTATTGGTTCTGTCCGAGGGACTGGATCTAACACTGTTAATTTTGAAACATCTTCAGATCAAACGTTAAAAAATGATCTTGGGGTTGTTACCGAAGCTTCTTCTGTCATTGATGCTTTACAAGTTCATAAATTTACTTGGAAAGACGCTGACAGCAAAGTTGGTGAACACATAGGTTTATTCGCTCAAGAAGCTATTGAAGTTCTACCTTATGGAATAGTTTCTCCAGCAAGCACACGAACAGAAGATGGCAAAGAAATGTATATTCCTGCTGGTATTGACTATTCCAAGATCGTTCCTTTTTTAATTGCTGAGATTCAAAGCTTGCGGGCTAGGGTCGCTGCTGTGGAGGGCTAGTGCCTAGAGATATACAATACACCAAGCTATTAGATCCTATTGTTCAGATAGCTATAGCTGACGGCCTTGATTACGAGGGGACGTATTCAGCGTCTACAACGTATGCTGCTGGCGATGTTGTAACACATCCTGCGGGTTCAGGCGCTTCGTCCTATGTTGCTAGGCAAGCTACTACTGGCAATGCTCCAAGTGATTCTGCGTATTGGCAGACGTTAGCTTCTTCTGTTACTGGCCCAACTGGTTCAACTGGTCCAACGGGGCCAACAGGTCCCGCTGGACCCACAGGCCCAAATGGTCCTACAGGGCCAAATGGCCCCACAGGACCTACAGGCCCAACAGGAGGAACAGGACCTACTGGACCTACAGGCCCTACAGGGCCAAGTGGTGCTGATGGTAACACCATATTAAATGGTAGCGGAGATCCTAGTGGACCTACTGGTTCTAATGGCGATTTCTATATTGATACAAACGACAATGAAATTTTTGGACCTAAAAGTGGAAGTGGTTGGGGTTCAGCCACGTCACTTGTAGGCCCAACTGGTCCAACTGGACCTACAGGTCCAACTGGGGGAACTGGCCCTACAGGTCCAACTGGTCCCGCTGGCCCTACAGGTCCTGCGGGACCCACAGGTCCTGACGGTCCTAACGGACCTACTGGCCCGACTGGACCCGCTGGCCCCACTGGGCCTGCTGGTCCGACTGGTTCTACTGGCCCGACTGGGCCTACAGGCGCACAAATTCTTAATGGCAGTGGTGACCCTTCTGGCCCCACAGGTTCTAACGGTGACTTTTATATAGATACTGGGGATAACGAAATCTTTGGCCCTAAGTCAGGTTCTGGCTGGGGTTCTGGTACTTCGTTGGTGGGACCTACTGGGCCTAGTGGCCCTACTGGTCCCGCTGGGCCGACTGGACCTGCGGGTGGGACTGGTCCTACTGGGCCGACAGGCCCAACTGGACCTGCTGGACCTGATGGTCCTGATGGCCCTACAGGTCCTAGTGGTGGTACTGGTCCTACAGGCCCGACTGGTCCTGCTGGTCCTGCTGGACCAACTGGACCTACAGGACCTACTGGTCCTTCTGGTACTCCTGCTGGTTCAGATCATCAAGTTCAATGGAACGACGGTGGTAGCTTTGGGGCTGACGCTAATCTTACTTATGATGGTTCAACGTTAACTGCTAAGGCAGCGTTAACTGTCGGCGTTAACGACTCAGGCCATGACGTTATTTTCTACGGGGCGACTGCCGACACTAGTTACTTTTGGTGGGACGAAAGCGACGACAGAATGGTGGTCAGTGGAAAGGTAGAATTTGTTGGCGACGGCGCTTGGAAAACATGGACTCCAACATGGGGCAACGTAACAATTGGAAATGCGACAGTAGTTGCACAATACGTTCAGCTCGACGAATGGGTATTCGTAAAAATGAGAGCTGTAGCAGGTAGTGGGACTGGTTATTCGTCAGGGTCTATGTCCGTGTCACTTCCAGTGGCAGCAGAGGGTAATACTAGCTACCAATGGCTAACCTGTGCGTTAGCTCCAGACGGAGGAACGCTTTATGAAGGGCCAGTTCTGACTTCAGGGTCTTCAGCGTTTCTTTGCACTGAGGTTGCAAGTAGCACTTACGCTTCTTTGACGAATGCCAACGGTGGTACAAGTGTTCCAGCAGGGTGGAACACAAGCGGAATTATTCACATGAACGGATGGTATCGGGCAGCATGATGATCCAAATAGGTTTAGAACCAGCACATGGAGTTTACAATTCTGGGACCGAACAGTGGGAGGATGGTACTGACGGCCCAATGAGTGACGCTCAATGGGTGGCCATGCTCAGACGAGAAAGAGATCGTCGCCTAGTAACTTCTGACTGGACTCAAACAGCAGACAGCCCATTGTCTGATTCTAAAAAAGTTGAATGGGCTTCATATAGGACAGCATTGAGAAATTTGCCTGCAACTGCTACCTTGGGAATGGTTGTAGAGTTTCCTGACCCACCTGAAGGAGCGTAATGGAAGAACAATTACCGCAAGAAGCGATACTACAAGAAATACAAGCACGTTACCCACAGGAGTTTCTTATTTCTGTGCAAGCTGTGCGTATCTCTGCGTTGCTTAACCACATGAAAGAGTGTGAATGTGAGCATTGTAGGGCGCATGCTGGGACATTAGAGGGTTAATATAGGAGGCTTTAATGTCGATTACTGGTTATCAGGGGGATAATTACAAGGATTTAGTATCTGGGACTACTGGTGCTGCTGCTAGTTCGATAGCTCCTAATTTATCTACTGCTACTGCTAACACGCAGGAAACTCTGGCTTGGAATACTTATCATAGTCAAAGGGCTTTGATGGATTGGGCTAGGCAGCAGGATCGTTCAAAACGCTCGTTTGATTTAGGTGTTCGTAGTTTACCTGCTGCGTATAATCGGCGTGGGATGCTTGACAGCGGTCAGTATCAGCGTGGTGGGCAGCGTTTAGCGGATGCTTATGGCCGAGCTACTGGTGATTTGAGGTCTGATTTAGAGACAGTGTTACAGGGTTTGGGTTTGCAGGATTTAACTGCACAGTATGATTTAGGAGAGTTGCGCCAGATGGTGGGTACAGATAGGTTTCAGCAGGTTGTTGCGAATGCTTTGCGTAGTCAGGGGATGGCATAATGAGTCACGAATGGTGGCATCACGGCCCTGTAGGGAAAGTTGTGGATAAAATCAACCCGATGAATTACGACTCTATTTACGATGATTTGGGAGGCTGGATTCAAAGCGGTTGGAATGAGTCTGGCTTAGGTGATAGCTCTACTGTTCAAGGAGGCCTGTTTGATGTTATAGGTGGTTTACCTGTGTTGGGTGGAACTACATCTATTAACGATGTAGTTACTGGAATACCTCAGATAGCAGGAGATACTATACAAGGCGTAACCAGCGGTGTTATGTGGCCTATGGAGAACATTAAAGAAGGCGTTCAAGAAATGTTTAACCCAAGTGGTCCTACTCAAGAGGAATTGATTGCAGGTTACATAGACCAGTACGGGATGCCTGAGTTAGTTGGCGGTGGAATAGGTTCACCGTATGCTAATCTTTCGCAAGCAGGTCCTGAAAATTATGGTCCTACTCCTCCAAGGGATCAAAACATTAACGACGTATTCGCAGGCGTTGACTATGTTGACCAAGTACTTGGTGAAGCTGGGCCTTATGGTGGCGGTGGATCTCCAGCTTATCAAGGGCCAAGCGCATTAGATTACTACACTCAGCTTGCCAATATGCAACGCGAAGAGGCTATAAGAGCAGCTTCTGCTGGCACAGGCCTTGTAGAAAGCGAGTACGCAAGATTACTTGAAGACTACGACAGGTGGGAAGCCGAAAGAGGAGCTACTACTGAAGCTTCAAATGTGGCATCTCAAGGAAGACTTGATGAGGCTTTAGAGTTCATGGGTGTATCCCTTGATGAGACATCTTCTGCGTTAGCTGACATTGGGATAGATGCTTTAGAAACAGTTCGTGAAGTTGGTGGTGAAGTGGGCGCAGCGTTGTATGGCATATACAACATGGGCGCTGACTTAACTTCTAATTTGGATCGGATAGCTGCTGATACGTTGGCACAAATGAGGTCGCAGACCGACAGTGACCTTGCTATGGGCTTATTCCAGATAAGCGAGAATTTACAATCGACACTTTCTATGATCGATGCAAGCGTTTTGCAGCGTAAAATAAGCGGTGCTGAGGCTGCTGCTGCTGCTGCTGCCGAGCTTCAGCAAGCACAGCAAGATGCTCAGATGCAAATGGATATAGCTACAATTATTGCTGCTGGTAGTGCAAATAGGGGAGGTGCTCTTAGTGACCCTTGGGAAGTTTACGCTTTGATGGAAGCTGGTTTGCTTGATGACAGCATGCTAATGGCCCCTGATGCTCCTGATCCAGTAGAGCAGCCAAACATGTATCAAGGGGTTCCTATGGAATGGCTAGATGACTATTTGGGCTTGTTTGATACTCAGTATCTGACGCAGGAAGAACTGGATGAGATTGTTTCTGGCATAATAGCGCAACGAGGAGGTGCTGGTTTTGATCCTGCTACTATTGCTGGCCTTCCTCAATTTCAGTCATAGTCATGGCAATAGAGTTTGATTCAGCGGGGCCTTTAACAGAAGAAGTTAAACTTTCTCGTTCTAATATAGCCAAAGCTCTGGGGATACAAGCTCCGACGACTCCTGCTCCTGCTCCTATTGTCCCCCAACAACCTATAGCACCTCCACAGACTACTGGATTTAGTGTTGCTGGGCCTCTTACCCAGCCTAAGCCGAAGCAAAGCGGAGGTATTTTTGATGTACCTATTTTGGGTCCTATCATTGGCGTGCTTGACGCTCCGCGTTCTTTTTTGGTTTCTACAGTTAAAGAAGTAGGAGATATTTTTGCAGATGGGCAAAGCTTTTCTTTAAATGAATGGTGGGATCAAGCTAACCGTCACATGATGGGGGGAGAAGTACTCAGGGATTGGGATGTTGGCCCTGATGGTTTAGAAGGTTTTCTTCTTGGTTTAAGTCTTGATGTTGCTTTAGATCCTTTGACGTATATGGCTGGCCTTGGGTTGGCTGCTAGGGCTTCTAAAGTTGATGATGTCGCTAAGGCGCTTATCGACGTGGGTCGCACAGCAGAAAAAGCTGGCGATATTCAGAAAGCTGAACGAATGTTCAGAGCTGAGGAGGCTGTATCCCGTAGTCGCACGATTATGGCTGGCGGAGATGCTTTAAAAGAAATAGGTATTGATACAGGGTTAAGGTTTACTATTCCTGCGACTGGCCGTTTAGGTCGAGGAATCGTTGAACGCCCTTTGCGTTCTATGGTTCCTCGTCTTGGCGATTGGTTGGATGTTCGCCGTGTTCAACAGTTAGCTCCAACTGCTGTTAAGGGTAGGTCTGGTTCTTTAACGTTTGTCGAGAAGGCCATTGACACTACTGATGATGTGGTGCAAGCCCAAATTCTTAAAAGGATGGGAGATATACGAAAAGGGGTTCTTGGCGGTGGTGTGAATAGGCAAATAGATGCTGCTGCTCGTGCAGCTATGAACATGCCTGTTGAAGCGTTTAAGATTCCTTTTTCTACGGGAAGAGTTATGGCTACTATGGCTGGTAGTTTGGGTAAGACTTGGCGTGGTGTGTTGGCGACTAAGTATGGGGCTAGCATAGCTGATGGTCTTTCTACTTCGGCTCCTATTCGTCGGTCTAGGTCCGCTAAGAATGCTGAAGAGCGTCTTTGGGGCTACTTTGGTCAGGAGGGGGCGCAAGCTTCTGATGTATCTGCGGGAATCTGGAAAACATATACTTCAAATGAGTTTAACAAGATCGTTAGGAACGCTCATAAAGCTGGTTTAACAGATGAGGACTTTGCTAAAATTATGGTTGGTGTTGAAGCTCCCCTTAGGTACAGGCTAGCTGCAGCGGGGCAGGAAGGTGTTCTTCCCCCTAGCCAGTTCACTGGGGAGGAAATACTTAACCCTTATCTTTTGGAGTTATCTGGTAAATACCATACTGATGCGTGGATAGATACGCATACGGCGCTTGTTAATTTTTGGGAAAACGTTGGAACTAAATGGAATGATTCTTTGCCTCTTGCTGGTGTTAAACCGCATTTGTCTATGTTGAGGGAGCAGTTTTATTCTGCTCACTTTATTGATGATGAGGGGTGGCGGGCTTTAAAACGATTAGGCCCTGACGATCCGATGCTTCCTGCTGATAAAGCTGGGACTACTGGTTTGCGTGGTTCTGCAACTACTGGAAGAAAGATAGCTGAACCTGAAGAAATAGTTAGGATGGTTGAGGACAACTGGGGTTCATTTAATATATCTCCAGAGTTTACGCGAATGATTCATCCTCGTAAATTGAACTTAAATAGGAATGTCGGTAGGGAAGAGTTCTTAGCAAAGCTTAGAATCCATTTAAATACTGTTGGTGAAAGTCTTACTATTAAGTTAATGGATGGCGGAGAAGCTGTTCGCCATAATTTAGTTGGGAAAGCACCTATTAAGGACCCAAGGTTAGCTGGGGGGTTAAGCGCTCGCGCTCAGCAGGTTAAACTTGGGGAAGATGCTGGGCTTGAGAACTGGATCGATATTTTTTCTAAAGATCCTCAGAAGGTATTTACTCGGTATGTAACCCAGATGGAGTCAACGCTTCGCGCTGACTACATGCTTGATTACTTTCAGGAGGCAGGCATTGTTGTCAAAGGTTTTGAAGGTCAGCCATTTCTTGGCTCCTATGATAACTTTCAAAAACAAATACTGGCGATGTTTCCTAAAGTATACGCCCAGATGTGGGATGGTACTGCTTTAGGTAGAAAGGGTGTAAGTAGGAAGTATCGAGGGACGATGGCCCAGCAGCAAGATCTAGATAGGGTCGCTGCTGAAATTAACGATTTGGAAGATGCTCTTGCTTGGATGGATAATCCTGTTGGCCCGTATGGGGGCAGCAAAAACGTTTCTGCTGCTTCTGTTGAAAAGAGCAAAGCGGTAGTTCGAGATCTGGCTCAGGTTGAGGGTTTAATTTCTGATGTTACAAGTGCGGTGTCTGCTTTGTTAAATGGTTCTATGAAGGGTTTAAGTCAACGTGCCCGTATGCTTTTGCAGGGGGATGAAGTTGTTCTTGATTTAGCTGGGACTGTTTCTAAGAAGCAGTTCAAAGAAGCTCGTAGGGCTGCTGGTCTTGAAGTTACTAAAGGTCTTCCTAAAACAGCTAGAGTTAAAATTCCTCGCCCTGCAACAAAAGCGCCGTCTACTACGGGTCTTGCTCGTGCTTTTAAGAATAAGGAAGTTATAGAGGCGAGTCAGGAGGAAGCTGCTCAGATACTTGCAGAGTTGTACGGGGTGCAGCAGTCTCTTAGGGCCGTGGTGACTGGTATTCAGAATCAAATTAAGTTAGTTGGTAAGGTCGCTGAAGGCGCTCCTGAATCTATTAGAAACTTGTGGGATTTGGGCGAGGGCCTCCCTGCGTACCGCCCTCGTAATTTACGAGATATTAGTCAAGCTGACGATTTGGATACGTTGTTGGGGGCAGCTAAAGAAGCTGATTATGCTAAGGAATCTTTTGGTGTAACCCCTTCTCAGTATTTGAGTAGTTATCAGAAGAGAGTTGAACGAGCTGTTGATCGTTTGGGTGGCATGATTGACGGTATGCAATCTGTGTTGGCTAAGAACATTGTTGATTCTGACCCGACTACGATTACTGCTAATTTGATTACTGACATTGGGCAGCTTTCTGCAAAGGTGTCTCCTGATTTATCTGCGTTGCGTCAGGTATTAACTAACATGGATAGCGGTACGTTGCAGAGCATTCGGAAATCTCTTCAGGATTTCCGTGAGGTTGGACGTACAGCGGTGCAGTCAGCCCGTCGCGGTGTAGCGTCTTTACCTGATCCTTTAACTGAAGATGTTATTAGAGCTATTGATGCAGCTTTGAAGGGCAAGCGTATCCCTAGTAAGCAAGTTTATGCGAAGAATCTCCCGTTGGATATTTTAGAGCAGTTGGCTGTGAAGATGGGTCCTAGTGCTGGTGGGCCTTTGCGCCAGTGGGTTGCTTCTGTTAAGCAGTTGGAGCGAGAAATGCTTGAGTTGGGGCGTGCTTGGGATACTAATTTAACGCCTAGCATTAATGCAGCTAGAAATTACAAAGGCCAGTTGCTTACTGATTTAGCTTCAGCAGAGGAAGACATTATTGTTGCTTTAGTGAAAGAGTTAGAAGCTCAAGTTGCTAAAGGTACGGCCAGTATTAAGAACAGGGAAGCTGCTGCTAGTTTAGAGGGGTGGGCTGCGGAGCTTAAAGGCGTAAGAGAATCAGGCAAGACTTACTTGGAAGGGCAACGGGCTACATGGCAAGCCCGTTTAGATGAAGCTGTTCTTAGGCAGGCAGATCTAGAAGAAATTAGAGATATTCGTCAAGCTTGGCTTATGGATTCGTTTAGGTCTATTAAAGAATTTAGAAGCCAATACAACGAGGTGCTTTCTTCTCCTGTTCTGAAAGATAGGGTCCTTGCTTCTGAAACTGCTAACGATGCTTTGAAAGCTATGAACGATAACCGTGTAGTTTTGGGTTTTGCTGATGCTTGGAGTGAGGCAGCGCAAAAGACCGCTCTTCATTTGCATGATTTAAGTGGGACTCAGGGAGCTAATATATCGAACTTTACTAGAAATAAGTTAAGGGGTTATTCGCTTGCTAGTGATACTCCTTTGACGACGCAACAGCTTGAGAATTTTCAGGCGTTGTTTCAGGCTTCTGCGAAGATGCACCCTGAGAGTTTGAAGCCTTGGGCTAAGAATTATTTGACGCTTGTGAATTGGTGGAAGGCTATGGCTATTTCTACTACTGGGTTTATTTGGCGTAACACTATGGGTGGTTTCTGGTTGAATAACCAGATAGCTGGGGTTCCGCTTTCGACGCATACTCGTGTGTTGGGGATACGCAATCTGGCTTCTAAGGCTGGCGATGGAGATATTTATACTGGTATTAATAAGTTAATTGAGCGGGGTTCTACTGTCAGTATGGAGAAAGGCTTTCTGCTTGGTGCTGGTAGTAGCACCAAGGTGACGGTTGATGAGTTGCGTTTGTTTAAGGAATGGCTTGATACTGGGGTTGCGACAAGCGGTCAGGTTTCTCAAGAGATTGTTTCTACTTTGGATACTATGGGTGCGATGACTCGTAGGGAGAAGTTGGCTCAGGGTGGCACGATTAAGCCTTGGAAAGCAGAGTTCTATCCTGCTGCTGGTATTCGTATTCTGAACCAAGACGCTGAGTTCATGTTACGCGGGGCGGTTGCTCATCACACGATGATGACTGGTGGCTCGGTTGATGACGCTTTTAAGCAGGCTGAGAAGTTTCATTTTAATTATTCTGATCTTACTCAGGCCGAGCGTAACGTTAAGATGGCTGTTCCTTTCTGGACTTGGCAGAAGAACATTGTTCCTGTGTTGTTGGAATCTTTGGGTAAGAACCCTAGGGCTTGGGCTAGGCTCCAACAAGTCAAGAACAATTTAGAGTTCCAGTCCGATGAGGAGGGTGTTGTTCCTGATTTCTTTGCGGAGAATATGGGGATGCGTACTCCTTGGTCGTTTGATAGTTCTCGTATTTATGTTTTGCCTGATTTGCCGTTTAGGGATTTGAGTCGTTGGTTGAAGGAGGCTGATAGCCCTCAGGATATGTGGAAGTCTCCTACTCGTGCGGTTGTTGAATCTGCGTTGCCTTGGTTTAAGTTACCTATTGAGCTTTGGGCTGGGAAGCAGACGTTTGCTGATATTCCTATTACTGGTAGGTATCAGCAGGCCCCTATGTGGGCGAGGGTTCCTGTGTTCCAGCAGGTGCTTGAGGGTATGGGTATACTTAAAAGAAATAAAAAGGGCCAGTTGAAGATGCGCGATAACCATATTTATATGTTGGATCAGTTTCATCCGATGTTTGGTCGTGCTCGTAGGTTGTGGCCGAACGAGGAGGGCAAACAGGAGCGGTGGTTTACTACTGTTGTTAACACTGCTTTGGGTTTGGGTCTTCGTATGAACACGCCTAGGGCGCAACGTGGTCAACGTATTAAAGATCAAGTTGAAGTGTCGCAGATGTTCCGTGACATGGTTGATCTAGAAAGAAGAGAAATTTAATGTCATTAACTATTATATCTAGGGATGGTTGGGGCGCTCGGCGACCCAAGAGGCCGTTTAGTAGGCTGAATAAAAACAGGGTTAAGGGAATTGTGTTACATCATTCTGGTGTGAAGAACGGCCCGAAGGGTGTGTCTGCTGTGCAGGCTTTTGAGCGTCATCATATTGACGCTAATGGTTGGAACGGTATTGCGTACAACTGGTTGGTGGATGAGCAGGGGGTTGTCTACGAGGGTAGGGGTGCTGGTGTGATTTCTGCTGCGAATCGTCCTTGGAATAGCCGTACAGAGGCTATTTGTTATACGGGTTGGGGTGGTGACCCTATTCCTGAGGCTACGAAGCGGTCTATTAAGGCTTTGGTGGATGATATTCAGAGGCGTTATGACGGCAAGTTGTGGGTTAAGGGCCATAGGGACCTTGCTTCTACGACTTGTCCTGAGCAAATGCTGTATCACTGGATGCAATCTGGTATGCCGTTGAATGGTCCTGTCATTAAATCTGATAAAGAGGTTGTTCAGGAGAACGTTGAGTTGGCTCGTTTGGGCGGTCAGGTATCTAAGAAGCCACTATCACGGAGGCGTAGAAGCCGTGGAGAGGCTGTCAGAGCCGTTCAGAGCCGTTTAAATGAGTTGGGGCATGATACAGGACCCGTCGATGGGGTTTATGGCCCTAAAACGGCTGCTGGTGTCCGTTCGTTCCAACATAAATTTCGTGATTTTTTAACTGTTGATGGGGTAGTTGGTCAGCAGACTTGGAAGATGTTGTTTAGCTAGGTCGCGTGTACGCGACACGGTGGGACACTTAGCACTACTTATAGGAGGTAACATGCCAAAAGGTGAAGGTTACGGAAATTTTGAAGATACGTTTGGTTCGCAAGACAAGCAACCTTACGATTCTTCTTCGTCTGAGAACATGGCTGACATGGCTGTGAAGGCGAAGAAAGACGCAGCGTATCTACGTTCAACTAATTTAGGTAACGCTCATTCCAATGGGCGACCATTCGGAAAGTGAGGCATTATGCCTAAGAAACGTAAACCCAAAAGGCCTAAGTACTGATGGCTACTAGTTTGGCTGCTATTCTTGCAGCAGCAGGTGCAGCAGCAAATACAATAAATGCTCCTTCTTCTACTGGTCGTGGCGGAGGTGCGTATAGTAGTTCAACTCCCACACCGCAACCACCTTACAGCAACAACGCTATCCGTAGCGTAGACGCTCGTATCCCTGCGCCTATTCCAAGGGACGCTGGTGTCGGCCAACTAAAAGTAAGCAGACCTGATGAGGCAAGAAAACAGTATGAGGCAGCAGGAGGAACCGATCAATTAGGAACTCCGCTAGGTACTTATTTACCTAATACAGGTAGTCGTTCAGACCAAGCAAGAGCTACAGAATTTGGGCTGGATGTCTTGGATGAAAGAAATAGGCAGTTGCAAGTGGGTAGGCAAACAAACCCTGCCCAACGGCAAGCAGATATGCGACGTTTCCTTGCTATGGAAACTGATTATGACAAGGTTCTAGGTGGTCCTGATCCTTCTAATGAAGCACGACGACCTCAAGAGCAAGCCCCACGGTACGGTAATCCTTACAATGAGTCTGATAGAGATGCCCCTGATTCGGGGTATCCCTCTGGAGGATTGGATAGAGTAGCCGACACAGGTGATTATGAAGGTGGCTTTAGGTTTGGCACTGATCCGCTAGGTAAGCAGTTAGCGCTTCAAGCTGCTGCGCTAGCTAGCAAACCCTATGTTCGAGCTGACGCTTTCACCTCTGGAACTGCTGACCCTATGACTAATACTTCAAGGGCGTATTGGGAAGGGATGTTCCCTGACTTTGGAATAGGCGAACCATACGGTTTAGACAGGAGAGGATCAGCCCTAGGTCCAGACCAAAGATTCCTGCCCAAAGACCACCGTTACACCAACTTTGGTCCCATTTCCAGAGGAGGGCCACCATCGTCGAACGTTGACGCTTACCCGCAGGTAACAGGTTCTCAATTCGGGCCTTACCAAGCTACAGCGTTTAACCCTGCTTTAAACACTTCGCTTTCTCAAGGCCCTATGTCAGGACCGCAACACTTGATCCCCATAGGTTACGATTGGTATGAGCAAGACCCACGACAGACCCACCCAACTGGAGGTCAAATAAATCGTGCAAGGGCAGCTAACGCTCTACGAGCGCAAGATCATTACAATCGTGCTTGGGCTGCTGGGCCAAGCTACGGTGGAGGCTACTAATGACTGAACAAAACAAAGGGTTCAACATAACGAATTGGGTTGAACGCACTGTTTGGACGGCAGCACAGTCCTTTCTCGCTATCTTTGTTGTAACTGACCTTTCAACGTTAAAAAGCGCAGCCACCGCTGGGGTAGCTGCGCTTCTATCGGCAGTAAAGTCTTTAGCTCAGGAGCGTTTGAAAGGTTAACCAGTGTCGTCTGATGAACAGTTTGAAGATGAATGGGCTGACTTCATGGCCATTCAGGGGCTGGACATCGAGGAAGAGATCGATCAGGAGATACAGGCGAACAAGTTTCGTTTAGATATGGACGATGGCACTCACGCCCAGTGGGATGGGGAGAGCCTTGGTGTTCTTATTGTCTTTGATCGGGGAGAGCCTGAGGAGATATTGAAGTCGTGGGAGGATGCTTCTAGGGGGAATCTTGTGGCGTTGACTGCTTTGTTTCATTGGTTGGAAAGCTTTTCTTTTTTCTTGATGGATTGCATGCAACAAAAAGATCATTAACTCGTCGCGTGGACGCGACGGGTTACAGTCCGAGTTTGTCTCGAACTACCTCGTGTTTAAGTAGTTCGTTACGAATTTTCTTAGCTAGTTCATCTCTTTGTCTAGCGAACGTTGTTTTAGGTATGTTTAATGTTCGTGCTACGAACCGCATGGATAGTCCTACTTCTACGAGCATGTGGTATATCCATTGTTCTTCTTCTGTTAGTGTATCGAATGTTGCTTGAACGGCAAGAACGAGGTCAGCGTTTAACCGACCTCGTTCTTCTTGAGATAATGCAGGTTCTATATATGGGCCTGCACTTATTAATGCTTCAGCTACGGTATCAGGGATACGTTCTGACGCTACTCCAAATGATTTTCGTAAAGGTTGGAGAGAGGGAAAGTTTAGATCTTTTAACCTCTCGAATATGAGTTCCCCCTCTGTGGGGTCAGTCACTATTCCAAGGTAAAAGCTTTGAACTTATAGAGAAGTACTTCTTTCCCTCATGGAAGCTCCCAATAGGAACATCATTTTTGTTGATAATATCCATCATGTTTCTGAAGGATAGCTCAGCGTAGTTTTGTCTGGTGGATGACCAGACCCAAATCCATACTGGAGCGCCTGCGCCGTCCCACCATTGTAACGCAGCGAGCTTTTCCATCTTAAATTTTAATGGGGTTTTGCCCATGCCTACTACTTCGACCAGCCTTGTGGGGTCTGCTTGGATGTAGTCGGGCGTGTATCGCAGTACATGTGGGAGGTAATGAAATTTAGTCATTCCTTCTGGGCGGTTAAAGCCGTACCTCGCCCACTGGGTATTGTGGGCTTCAAATTGGGATTCGGCTTCATCGCCCATAGAAGCAAACCGTTCTTGGTATGTTCCTTCATGGAATGCTTTCATTTTTTTCTCCCTGTTAGTTTATGTATCTGTTTATCGTCGTCGTAGGCTACGCCGTTGAGAGCGTCTTCTATGCCTTTGACGTAATTAGAAATGTCGCCCCGTAAGGGCGACATTTCTACGTCTATTTCGGTTATGGTAACCACCGCACGTTTAGGTGAAAGGGTCACAGTCATAGACACTGGGCCTTCAAACTTAGGCCCTTTGTAATAGGACCGCACCGCAGCTTCATAATCCCTAGTCGCTTTAGGGGTATACGTCCCGTTTCTAGTTACACGAGGCCTACCTTTACTCTTAGGCCTTATCGGTACTGAAAATTTATAGGATTTACCCACGGGTCCCCCTTTGGGCTGCTCTGCTTACTAGGTTTCGTATTTGTTTATCTCTATCTGACCTGCCAGTAAATTTCTCTAACCTGTCATCTAGTCTTCTTACCCAGTCAACTGTAGCCTCAAATGAGAAGTCTTGCCATAATAGGCTGGAAGCGAACGCGTAGAGAGCTTCTGATCTGTCTCTTTCTTCTTCTCTCCGTTCCCATATTCTCTTAGCTACCCCATGAAATTCTCCTTTAACCCTTGTCCCCCCAGAGAAAACTTTACGTTTCTCTGGTTCGGTGGAGTCGTAGAGTTTCATCAGCTTTCTATAAACAGCAGGAGGGGTTCTGCTTTCTAGGGCTAGCTCTACAAATTCGCCCAAGCTGTAACCTATAACTTCTTGTTTTCCCTCTGCCCTGATGTTCGGGTAGGGAAGTCTAAGGCAGTTGCCCATCTTGCCGTCTTCTAGCTTTTCTTGTTTGGGATACACTTCGCGTATGGGTACTTTACCTATACGGCATGCGCCTATCATCCCTTGTCTAGCTAGTTTAGCTGCGAGGGGTTCTTTGAGGTATACCCAGACGTGGTAGCCTTTGCTTCGTGATGGTTCTTTCCATGAGACTATGCCCATTTTGAGCAGTATTCTTTGAAGGTTATCAGCGTGTATGTCGCTGATGTCTCCTTCGTCTAAGTCTACTGCTGCCCAGTTGACCATCCAGACGTTATTTCTTTCCCATAAGGGGTAGACCCCTATGGGTAGGTCGCCTGTTAGGTGTTCTCCGATTAAGGTTAGGTAGTCCTCTCCTTTGGCTTTTGTGTACAGGGGCCTAACTTGGTCTTTGACTGTAGCTACTTGGCCTCCTTCGTGGAGTTCGGCGAAGCCTTCTACGACTTGCTTTACTCTAGCCATCGGTCATCCTCTGGAACATCTGAGTCGTAGTATTCTCTGACGAATCCGCAGTCTGGGTCCATGAAGTAATCAATCGGAGGTGACGTTATCTTGCATGGGGGGCGCTTATTCTTACAGAGGTCAAGAGATACACTCACGCTGTGTACCCTCCGCTCTTCATCTGAGAGCTTTGGATTGTCCCTCTGTCTGAATACGTTAAGCTGCTGTATGGCGTATTCGTCTGCGTTGTATTTGCCTGAGTTCATCCCATCTGACGAACCTCTGTGCGAGGATTTGCCTGACTGGTGGATCAGCCCAACTGGTAGGTTCTCAAACTCTGCCCATTCCTTTAGCCCTTTAAGTACGTTAGATACTCCTTCGTACCCTGAGGCTTTAGGTAATTGTTCTAGAAAATCTACCATTACAAAGCGTGGTTTGTGTTGCCAGTAGTCTTCGCATTCACGCATGGCTAAGCTCATGTCGCTAAACGAAAGTGCGTTAGGAAATATCTTTACCCTGTCAAGGAAACCATCGCGGGCTTCTCGTATCTCAGATAGGATATCCCTGTCTTCATTCCGTAGAGCTTCCTCTACTTGCGCTAGGTTGCGTTTGTATAGCAAAGCGTAGAGCTTTGCGACTACCAGTACTTCAGGTTCATCGGGAGTATAGATAACGCTATAAAAGTCGGGGTCTTCTTGCAAGTTCCGAGCAATACTTGATAGAAGAACTGCACTCTTACCTGAGTGCGCCCTACCTGTTACAACTAAAACATCTGATGGCCAAACTCCACGCATCTTCTCATCTATGGCTTGTAACCCTAGATAGAAACAATCATGTGAGCCTTGTGCATAAGTTACCCACTTATCCACAGCTTCAGATGTTGGTGTAAAGAAACGATATTTCTCTCCCTGTTCAGACAAGTCAACGCCCTCAATGAGGGCGTTGACTTCATCTGCGGTAAGAGCTTCTACGCTCTCACTCATTATTGTGCCTTGTAGGTGTACTGCTGTAACTCTGCTCGGCGAGCCAGCCAGTCCCATTCAACGGCATCTTCTTCTGTTTGACCCGATACTTGGTCCCAAACAGTCAGCGGAACATTGCTGTCTCCGTCACGAACCCAAATGCCGTGATCTCTTTCAACAGAGATTTCACAGTACTTAAGGGCTTCTTTCGATACAGAGAAATTCGGGAAGTTCTTCCCACTCTTTGTAACGTCAGTTGTGCCGTCAGCATGTTCTTTAACCTGATATACGGTTACCTCACCAGTATCACCTGCCCATTTGTTCGGGTGAAACGCCAAGATGTTAAACGCTGCTTGGTTAACTTCAGCGTTCTTACCGACACAAGTAGGTAGGCGCTTGTAAGCCCTACCAGTAACAACCCCACCACTAGGTTTAGCTGGTGGTGCTGCTACGGATTTCGCCGTTGGACCGTTTTGCTCACTACTGGCGGGCGCTTTCGCAGGGGCGCTTGGCGCACTACCACTAGGTTCGGAAACAGCACTTTTGAGGCGACGCATCACTACGCCTGTGTCACTAAGGTCATAATCTTGACCTGCTTGTTTGAGGACTTCGGATTTAACCATGTCGAATAGCCCTGCTGCTTCTGCATTCAGGCCATCCGCCCCAACAGATTCTGGAAGTGTTCTCTCAATGGTGAGAGAATAATCCGCAGTCTCGTATGGAGCCTCGCTTACTTTCTGTGAGAAGGTCACAGATACCTTTGCCATGTCTGTCATGGTCTTCCTTTCTCCCTAAAAGGGATCATCACCGAGGATAGCTCCTCGGCATTTATTGTTTTGCCACACAGGACACCATTTGGGACTGCAATGCCAGCCTTCCCATCTTTGGGGCCATGTAGTGGCTTCGTCGATGGTCAATAGTGTAGGCACTATGGACCAACAAAGATCTACAAAAGCTTTCTTATCTTCTGGAGTGCGGGGAATTTCAATAATCTGGATTTTCCCGTTAGACATCACGCACAAATTAAATTGTTCTTTATCACAAGCCCAAGTGTAGGCGTGCGATTGTATGTCCCAACGCTTCTTCTCCCAAGCAGCATAATGCCGTGAAGGGTTCTTCCAGTCCCATATCACACCGCTCTCATCTATCCAGTCAGCGGTCCCTCGCAAGCTCAGGTTCACCCCATGTCGTATCCCCATTGATTTAGTAAATGTTTTTTCTACAGCTTGAGGCCGTAACTCTGGGAATACTTCTTCGTACCAAGCCACTAGGTTTGCTCGGCATACATCAACTATGTCTTCGTAGTTGTGCCTCCATACTTCAACGATATGCCCGTTGTCAGCTAGGTAGTTATCAGAGACATCTAGTAGTTCATCTAAGGTAACTTCTTCTTCATCACCTTGTTTGACAAGCCCTGCCCATTCTATTGCTGCATGAACTGCGTTTCCCCGTAGAAGATCTGATGTTTCTTTTTGGGATACAAGTTCGAGGCGTTCTTGTCGTGCTTGTTCAGGGCATCGCAGGAAAGTATTTATCCAGCTTTGCCTTAAAATGATTTCTTTCATGTGGTCCTCTCCCCGTCGCGTTTACGCGACGGTGTTCGCCAAGTCAGGTCCAGAGGGAGAGGGTTGTTGTTCTGGACCCGACCCGACTTGATTCTTGGGGGGTAAGGGGAGCGCTTTGGAGCGCCCCCCTTACCCCCCATCTTAAGAGTAAGGGATACAAGGAGTAAAATCAACGTATTACCCAAGTTCTTTTCGGAGCTGTAACGTCTGTTCCGAATTTTACCCTTCTTTGCTGGCGTATCTCTCTAATTGTTAAGCCCCCCCATATGCCAGCTTCAAAGAAGTTATCAATCGCGTACTCGCGACACTCATTGATAACTTCACAACGAGAACATATCTGTTTCGCTGTTGTAAAGTTTGGTCTTCCTCCCTCTGGGAAGAAAACAGAAGTGTCTTTTCCTTTGCACGCTGCTTTAGCTAGTTGCTCTTCTAACAATGTCTTCTCCCGTCACGCGAGCTAGACGCTCGTCTCTCGCTTCACCTACCAGCTCACTGATACGTTGCTTACCTACGCCAATGTCATTTGCCAAGGCTGTCATACTCCCAAGGCCACCTTCATTAACGTAGTCGTAAATGAATTGTCTCCTGTAGTACGATATGACGCTTCTAAACACCTCTATCTGTTTACTGGCATGCGATAAATCCATTACAGCCATAAGCTCAGAGGTTTCTCCGTCTCTTACCCGTTTGAGGAGTTCTTCACAATCGTAGACAAGGCTATCTGGATCTGTTCTATTAATAAAGTTTAATTTATCCATATCTCTCCCTACTTTAGCTTGTGTGCTACCTGTTTGCTCATTCGATACAAAAGGGTTTATTAAATTGTGCATTTTCCCTCTATTCTTTGTTGTTGTATATTTCGTTAGGGTCTTTCTCTAACCTTCTTTGGTTGAGATCTATTATGTTGTCTTGACTTTCAACTTTAAAAGTGTCTTTGACAAAATCGTCATATGCCTTTCCCATGCTGTCTAAAGCATGGAACGCATCTGATGTTCTATCCAAGAGAAGTCTAAGCTTCTCAAAGTTAACTTCAATTCTGTTATCTACCATTATCTTCACTCCAATTCGCACCGCCACAAAATGGGCAGGTGTCATAGTTTTCCGTCACGCGATCAGAAATAATCGCACGACAATCTAAACATTTGTTCCACCACTTTGGCTTCACATACGAAGGCTTGCGCCTACGATCTTTATTGTACTCTCCTGTATCAAAGTCCATAGCACTCCCAGTGTTTCCAACCTCCAATATCTGGCAGCGCTAACAACCAAACGCTAGCGTATATATTAGCGACAGGATTAAACACACTGTATCCCGCAAACCCTGATTCTTCCGCCCTCCAGTCCCAGTACTGAGGCATATGTTGCATCAGCCCAGAAGTCCCAGAGGTTGGATTAACAGCGTAGGGTCTTCCCTTGCTCTCGCACCAGAGGACACGCATAAACGTATCCAATTCTGACTCTAAGCCGTAGTCCTCTAAGGCCTCCTCTACGATGGGGGTCCACCTGTCAGTGTGCCAGCCCCAAACTTCTGGTACTGGTTCAACGACAGGAGTCCACGGGATACAGAACAGCCATAATAAATTAATCATCATTAGGCCAACATGAATCGCAAACATAGTGCCCGCTACGCAAACCTATAAGCTTCTCCCTGTATGAGGCAGGCGCTTCAGGCCATACGTTTTGGACCATCTGTCCCCCTATGTACTGTTGCCAGCGAAAGGGGTCGTATTCAACGGTGTCTGATTCACCACACATGGTACATGTAATGGATTTCTTAATCCATTGCTCTGTAAAAATGTTATCTGACATTACTTGCTCCTTTAGTGGCACAGGCAGAGGGTCTTGATAAAGGACCCCCCGTAACTGGGGAAAGGATATAAAACCAGCTTAGCCTGTGCCCGATTGAGCCGTCGCGTGCTCGCGACGACTAGTCTAACTCCTCCAAAGCTGAAAAGTCCAGCTCTGGGTCTTGAACCGTTAGGTCCAGTATCTCTTCATTACAACGGCGTTCAATGACACTGAGAACAGCGTCACTCAGATCCTCGTTACTCGCCACGGAGCTATGCTTCAGACCCCTCACATGCGTAATACAGTGACGGATGAAGTCTAGAGCTGACCGCATCTTTAACTTCAGTAACGCTAGCTCTTCTGCTAGGTCTGTGTTTTGCTGGCTACTCACACTGTTGCCAGTTCGCTCAGGTATTCCATAGCAGCAGAGCTGTACGGTTGCTTACCTCGGACTACATCGATCTTCTTCTCCTTAGAGTTAGCAAGATCATGGTACTCCATAGACTGGATAGCGTTCCAAGCGCCCCAAGCAGTCCAACCTGCTGGGCCATCTCGTTCCTCATTCCAGTAGTAGTTGGCAGCTTCAACCTTCTTGTCGTAGATGTTCTGGGTACGGCCATGAATCTTACCTTCTTCATCTTCCTCAGGTTCAGGTACGATTGCATCAAACATCCGCCAAAACTCACCGTCAGTTACCTTGAGGTGTTTCAGCGTGGACGCGTTCGTCATGTACCTTTCGAGGCTGTCTGCTTTATCAGCGAGAACAGTCGAGCGTAGATGTAGACGTATGTCATGGTTCGTTGTCCGCTTAATCGAAATGATCTTACCGCCAAGACGTTGCTGGTTCGTGCAGAATACACGATTAACGAACGTTATGACAGACGTAGACCATGTAGAGTTCAGTGACGCTAGACCCAAGATATGGGGCTGTACGACATCACCGTCGCCTAAGTCTACGGGATCATCCAAAGTCCAACGACACGCAAGCCTTGCACCCTTGTCAAGCACATCTACATTGATGCACGACTCAGGGAACACAGCTTCCATCATCTCCAAGAACTGCTGGTAGTTAGACGCAGGGTGAGACGGGTGCGCTACGTTAAGAATCTTATCGAGCGGGCCATCAGCCTCATCGTTCTGGGTGCGGTAATAGATCTGGTGCGTAGGCTTGTCTTGATACTTGCCGTCCTGCACTTTCTCTATTGCTGGCCCCCATGCGGTATCAACCACAACAGGTTGGGTGTGGACCTTGAACAGCGCACCTGCGTCCAGAGCGAGATTCAACGTGTTCCTCTCCTCTGTAACGTCAGACTCACTGAACATGTGGTCCGTATTTGTATATAAAGTTGACATAAAGTCTCCTTGTTTTATTTGCCTCAGGCTTTTCCTGAGGGTCGTGCCTGTAGCAGCTTCGACACTGCTACAAGCTGTAATTACATAGCTCGGTTACCGAAGAACTCTAAGGTTTCTGGGGTTGCTTCCTCACGTTCGTAACCACCCCAAAGAGCAAACAAGCGTGCTGTCTCTTCAAGAACCTTACGAAGCCTAAAGATCTCTTTCCAGAGAGCTTTAATTTCATCTCCGTCACCGAGATCATCGACTTCTCGTTGAAGATCATTGAACGATTCAAAATCATGCAGATCTAAGTCTTCGATCATGCTGTATGCTTCTTCACCGCGCTCGATCTGATGCGACCAATTATTCTCGATCACTCCAGAAATCAAATCCTTCAGATGTTCCTCAATACGACTACTGTTCTCAATCGTGTCTTTGATTGTTTCTTGTAAGTCGTCTTCGGCATGGTCGCTAAAATCTATATGTTTAACGATCTCATCTACATCTATGCTAAATGTGCAATTTATTGGAACTTGTACTTTTCTTTCTTCTGACAAGGTATTCTCCTTTGGTTATTGGGCAGGATTGCCCAGTACGCCCGTCGCGTTCACGCGACGGGCTAACTGCGTAGCCCTGCTAGTAGTTAGGCATCACTTACCTCCTCGCACTCAAGAACCATTGTGTGAGTGTGCATGGCATGGTCCCAAGCATTGTTAGGACCATCTGCTTCATCCTCAGCCTTATCACGAGCTTCGTAGTCATTGTCTGCCTCTATTTCTACCCACTCATCATCTTCGTAGACAAAGTTAAGGTGTACTTTATACATTGGCATTATTTACCTCCTGCAAGGAATCGTCCGACTCTGTTAAATCTCTCTCTATCTAGCGCTCGTGCCCTTATCTCTGGCCCAGCCTTCTCACAGATCTCGTCCTGTATCTCCCTGCTCCTTTGCTTGGCAAAGGTTACAAGCTGGTCGCCTATTGCGTGCATGACACGCAGATGCTCTATCTCGCTAAGGCCCTCCTTGAGAGTCAACTTAGCTAGATCATGGTCGATCTGAGAGTAGGTAGATTCTATTATTTCTTCCATTTTCTCATTAAACATTTCTGCCTCCTATTGCAGTTGTTAGTTGTTTGCACTGAAACGAACGTTGCCCTTGCCATGCGTGCAATACTCGCACGCAGTACAGGCCCCTTCGCCTATGTGTTTACCTTGCTTCGTAGTCTGCTCAGACCACTCCACCAAGTCCACACGCCCAGTCAGCTCTGGACACTTTAACCCTCTAGGCTCCTCGCACAGCTCAGCTACTTGCTGAGTGTCAGCCCACGTCAAACCATTGAAGGCATACATGACGTTAGGGTTAGCGTTCTTTGTTCGTTTAGCCCACTCCCAGTTATCTATATCTGTAGACAGATACACATACAGGTTCTGAGCTTTGAGATAGCGGACCACATCAAAGTTCCGTGTGTACACCCAGAACTTCACCAGCGGATACTCACGGGCGATCACAGACATAGCCTGAGCGAAAGCCTTGCTAGGTATCTCACCATCCCAAAACCAGCGAAACGTCCACTTCTCAGGTGGCACGTCTCGTTTCAGCTTCTGCGCTACCGACTCATCGATTATAGGCCTGAGTAAATCCACTAGGCCCGTAATCGAATGTAGATGTGGCTCGATCACTGCCCAGTTATGCTCAAGCGCATTATGGATAGTTGGGAACCGCTCTAACGCTGCTGCGTAACAGTTATCGCAGAAACTGGTTTTATATTCCTCTTTGCAACGGGTCGCAGACAGGGCAAAACTGTTCTTGTCATTGACAGTTGCGTCTGTGCCTAGCGCACCCTTGGATGTTGCGTGGTTGGTGACTTTACGGTCACCACTCGCTTTGAGCCGTAGCTCTACTTGTGTTTCCATGTTCAATCCCACCTGTTCAGTGCTTGTCGTTGTTTATCTGTCAGCCCGATAGCTTTTATCCGCTGCTCAAAAGAAGCACCGAGATACGTTGCCCAGTTCTTGAAAGAAGGCAGAACCTCAGCCAGCTTCTTGGTGCAGTTCTTACACACCGCAAGCCGTAAAGGTCCTGTCTCCCAATCGTCTACGAACTGGCCGTACCCACCCTCAAGGGTGATGTCGATACCATCCTCAGGTTGGACTAGCCGTCCATCATTAGCAGTAGAGAGATAGCGTATTTCCTTACCGCACTCACTACAGGGTTTAACATTCGTATATTCAGAGGCCACGTTCCACCCTCCTATCTTGAACAAACTCTCCAATGGCGTGGATCTCATTCATGATCTCATCCGTAGTGCCATCCTTATCAAAAATGGCTCTCCTTAGACGTTCACTGCCACGACCCATCATCTGGTCGTACTCAGGCGTACACTTAGGGGGAGTCTCATCCCCGCGTGTATCCCAATTCCAATAACGCTCACTGCGTTTATTGAACTCGGCGATCTGATCTTCTCTCTCATAGAGATACGATCCAGACCCAACCACGTCTAAACGTATAGGCCCGTACTGTTCTTCTGGTTCTTGGCGACCCTTGACATCCCACACAACGTGTTCGTTAGGGTCGATATTTCCCCAGTGGCAGATCACTACACCTACAAGGTATCCTGACAACGTGTCAGAACTTATCAGTGTGGCTTTCATGATCGGCGCACCGTTATTCATTACAATATCTTGCATTGTTATTATCCTTTGTTAAGCCGTCGCGTGAACGCGACGGGAACTTACATCAGGTGAGGTAATGTGAAAGCCGAGCCTTGATTGTTTTAAGACATCTCTTTATTCGGCATTTGTGGTAGTTCGTCACTCTACCCATCAGGGTTTCACACCTCTCCCACCAACACCTATAGTAGCACCGTACAAAGCTTGCGTCAAGTATCCCTAGACTCACAGGACCGCTCGACATACCACTCGCCACGATCACGCACTACCGCCAGAACAGCTCACCATGACGCTGTGACCACGATCAAAACTGCCGTCGCGTGCTCGCGACGGCCCCGACCAGCCCACAACCAAAACGTCAAGAGCCAACAGGCAACAAGACAAAAAGAAACCCCGTCGCGTGCTCGCGACGGGGAATCTTAACGGGAGGCTACTTGCGGGATCTTCTATATTTAATAGTATCCCAAACAAACCAGCCGATACAGCCGATCAGTGCAAGTTCTACAAGTATGAACATCAGCCCACAGCCTTTCCACCCATAATGGATTTATACTGCATATACATGCGTTCACATTGCTCATAGACATGATCCTGTTTAGCAGTAGCCAACCTGTTGAAACCATGAATAAACTGAAATGCTTTAACAGGTTCACATTCAAATAGAACATGAAACTTATGGATAGCTATTTGTTCCTCAGGAGATACAATATAAATTCTATCTTCTGGAACTTCCATTAATTCATTTTTAATTGCACCCATTTAGGGCCTCCTTTATTTCGCAGGCGTGAACGTGATACAACCGCTCTCGCCAACTTGTTGTTTATTACCATCAGCCCACTGTTCATCTATAGCTTGAACAGTAGAACCAACTTCTACTTCGCCATGACATGACTCACACCACGAGTTCTCAAACGCCAACTGCTCACGCAAAAGAACACGGTAATCATCAGACAACTGCCAGACTTGCTCCAACTTGGACACGCCATTAACTCTCTCACGAAGAAAGAACAACGGCTCAACCGCCATAAAAGCAGAAACACCATGTAGGTCTATCCACCGATACTTGTTGTAGCCATTATGCACCAGAACCTGACAAGGCTTATCACCCTTAATCAACTCCTGAACAGGGAACTGTCGCACGCGCTGATGAACTGCAATCACACTAACATTAAACCGAAGATCAATCACCTTAAACTCTTTGTGACCTTTCACCCATTGGTGAACCCTCTGATTTAACAGGAACTCAGCATCATCAATATGCAAACGACAATTACATCTCGCTGCTGTAGTAGCAACCATATTATTGTCTCCTTTTCTTGTATCCCGTCGCGTGAACGCGACCAAGGATAGGGAGAGGTCTATCCCTCTCACCAACACCAATACTACTACCCGCAACAGCTTACGTCAACGACCCAACACGTCACAGCACAGCTCTAACCACGATCAAAAATAAGACACACCACAGAACAAACCACCACTCCGCTACAAACCACTATCAATAATGCGTCGCGTACACGCGACCACCTAACCTGAGGTAGGACAAAAAAATATCCCCGTCGCGTAAACGCGACGGGGATACTTCTTCGGTGCTACTGAGTAGCTCTAATGTTCTTATTAAGCTGTATGACTTGCGCTAGCTTATCGCTTGCAGTCTCCAAAGCTTTAAAGGTTACATCATCAAGCTGTCTCACGTCAGCCTCAAGAGCTATGACCATCGCGTTAATGTTCGCGACGATGGGCGCTACCCTGTCAAGGTCATTAGCATGCTTTGCCAGTTCAGCTTCTATAGCTTCTTCAGCCTCCCTAGCTTTATCTTCCCGCTGCTGCTCTTTCAGCGCTTCTGCCTCTTCCCTTTTCTTCTTCGCATTTGGGTCAGGCTGGCGAGTCACCTTAACTAGGTTATGGTTAACAAGTGCTTGCCTGAATTTCTTGGCCTTGGCACTCTTATCGCTAGACTTGGGCATTTGCTCACCATTGCCCGTCATGATCGATAACGCTATCCGCTTAGCTTCAGCGTTAGCCTTGAAGAAAGGCTTAACCGCATTAGGTTGGCCAAGTTTCTTAGCTTCGCCGTGACGCTTGATGAGAGTAGCTTTCATCTTCCTGACCATAGGCCAGTTGAAAGTATTTCTTTCATCATCACCAACTAGGCGACGGTACTGCGCTAGCGCTTCAAATGGCCTCGAAGACCTCGCGCCAACATTTGCAGCAACAAGACCTATGGCCTTATTCATAGCGCTAGCCGTGGGCAACTTATCACCTTTCTCATACGCTTTATTCTTGCCCGTAGTATCCGCGCAAGCGATAGCGAAGATCATCTGGCCCGCGCCTATCCACTTGCTTAGATTCTTACGCTCATTTCTAAAGCGCTGATCAGATGTCTTGATTTCCTTATTAGGTTGACCAAGATCAGCCCTAACCTTTTCAATTAAGATAAGGGTGATCATTTCAGCTCTTGCAGCTTTCGTATTCCGCTGCGATTGCTCTTGCCCTATGAGATAAACCAACTTCAACCATTCATTAAGTGATTGGTCTTGGGCTTGCCACAAGCCGACTATCTCTCTTGCTTTCTTAATGGATTTAATGTCTCCCGACTGTTGAGCCATATTCAGTGACTCTCCTTTCGTGTATCCCTTGGGCCTATCCCAAGTGATAACCCTATTTTAATCCCGCTCTAGTCTTGTGTCGAATACCCTGACCAGTAATCCACCACAGAGGACGACACAGGCACGACACAGGCCACTAAAACAAAGCGTCGCGTACACGCGACAAGACAGGCCACGCAAGGCCACGCAAGGCAGCCCGTAGGCCACACCTGACAGCCTAGGGTCTTCACCTGTTACCGCTCTAGTATTCCCGCCCGCCGTGCTGATGCCCGTCGCGTCGACGCGACGAGGGTGCGACCAGACAATGATGTTCTGATCGTGGGCATGGGGGGACCCTTGGGGGGGTACTACGGCCTCAACCATTTATGTATAGATATGGATGGACAGTGCGTGAGGTTTTTTTTCTTGGCCGTGGGGGGGGTGTGGGGGTGTTTTGGTTGTTCTTCGGCCTGTATCCCTTCTTTTTTCTGTTTGAAGGTTGTGATACAGGGATACAAGGAGTAGGGTTGGGGGGGAGGAGGGCGCTCTGGGGGAGCGCCCTCCTCCCCCCCCTACTTATATCACCTTTGTCCCACAAGCATTGTGGGACAAAAGAAGTAAACTGTAGGAGGTTACAATATGCCACAAAACGGTGGAGGAAAAGGTTGGAAAACCGACCCCGAAACAGGTCAACAAGTAATGCCAGATAAATGGAAAGCTTACTTAGACTGGCTGTTATCGGAGGTTCGTGAGCCTGCTACGTCGAAGGCGTGGGCTGCTGAGAATGGGTTGAATGATCGTACTGTTCGGCGGTGGAAAGCTGACTCTAGGTTTATTCGTGAATGGGACCGTAGGGCTGCTGAGTTAAATGTCCACCCTGAGAGGACTCAGAGCGTTGTAGATGCGTTACATCGGCGTGCTATTGAGGGGGATGTGAAGGCTGCTTCGTTGTATTTGCAGTACATTGAGAAGTTCACGCCGAAGCGTCGTTTGGTGGTTGACGATGATCGGGCTGTGTCTGGTTTATCTGATGCTGAGCTGCATGCTGAGTTGGAGTCTTTGATGGATGGTTTAGATGTCTAGCCCCTTTGAAGATGAAGATTGGTTTCCTTTGAATCCTTTTGAGGATGATGAGTTGTTGGAATGTGGGATTGAGAATCCTGAAATTTGTGAAAGTTGTGAATAATGCCTGCTAAAAAAGATCCGAGGTTAACTAGGGCTGGCGTGTCTGGCTATAACAAGCCTAAACGTACACCTAACCATAAAACTAAATCTCATGTTGTTGTTGCTAAACAAGGTGACCAAATTAAAACTATTAGGTTTGGTCAGCAGGGTGTTAAGACTGCTGGTAAACCTAAGAAGGGTGAGTCGGCTAAGCAAACTGCTAGGCGTAAGTCGTTTAAGGCTCGTCATGGTAAGAACATTGCTAAGGGCAAGATGTCTGCTGCTTATTGGGCAAATAAAGAGAAGTGGTAGAGTAATGGCTTCTCCTAAATCTTCTAATCCTCGCAAGTCGGCTCGGAATTATAGTAAAAACCCTGCTTCGTATAAGAAGAAGTTGGCGTATGATAAGGCGTATAATGCTCGTCCTGAGAATAAAGCTAAGCGTAGAGAGTTGGGTAATGCTAGGAATAAGGCTAAACGTTTAGGTGTTGCTTTAACTGGTAAGGATATGTCTCATACAAAAGGTGGAAGGCTTGTTCCTGAGAAATCTTCTACGAACAGAGCTAGAAATGGCCACGGTAGGAATGGGCGTTTGAAGTAGTTCTTAGGGGGGCTGTGTCTAGATTTTTTAAGGTCTTTAGTCGGGCTTTGTTGGCTTCTTTGTTGGCTGTAGTGTGGTTTGCTCCTGCTGCGTCTGCTGAAACGGTGTGTGAGGTTACAGACGACGGCTGGGATTGTAACATTGTTGTTGAAACGTTTAATCAGGGTCCGCAGTTTACGTTTACTTTGACGGAGGAAACTGAGGTTACTGTTAGAACTTTTACTTCTTTGACCTGCGATGACTGGGAAAGTGGTGAGGGAACAGATTTGTATGCTGCTGATCCTGTGTTGCATTTGTTTAACGATCAGGGTGCGTTGTTGTTCTCTGACGATGATTCGGCAGAGCATAACAACGATGAAACGTTTTGTTGGGATGCGCTTCTGGATGTAACCCTACCTGCTGGTTCCTATGTGTTGCAGGCTGATGCTTACAATGAGGCTACGACGGGGGTGTATTCGTTGGAGATCTTTGGTGGTGAGTGGACTGTTCCGCAGTCAGTACCAGAAGCTACTCCTACTCCTGAACCAACGCCAACTCCTGTACCTACTTCTGAGCCTGAGCCAACTCCAGAGCCTACTCCTACGAGTACACCCGAACCTACACCGTCGCCTACACCCGAACCTACACCTGTACCTACTTCTCAACCTGATCCCACTCCTGAAGAGGTTTCTGAAGCAACCCCAGAAGAACCAGAGCTACCAGAAGTCCCAGAATTACCAGAGGAGCTACCCACACCAGAAGAATTGCCACCAGTAGAGGTATATGAACCCCCAGTAGAAGAAGAGTGGCAACCACCACCATTGATATTAGAGTTAGAGGAAGAAGAAGAATACCCATATGATGATGGTATCATCTTTGAAGACATAGATTGGGAAGACTACGATTTTAATGATTTGCCTGAAGTTAATTTGGACACAGAGTTTGAATTTGAGGAAGAACCCTTTGATTTAGAGGAATTTGAGGAGTTTGATGAGGGACAAGAAGAGCTATTAGTAGAGGAAGAAATTTTTGATTTTGACGAGGAATTGGTGGATGAACCTATATCAGAAGAGGATGAGGCAGAAACGGAAGAAGAAGTTACTTTTGTTGATGAGGGAGAACAAGAGGAACCTTTCGTACTCGAACCAGATGTGGGATTAGAGGAGCAAGATTTTGAGGAATTGGAGGTAGAGGATTTAGATGATGAAACTATTGCTGAGATACTACAAGATGAAGATGCTGCTGAGGAATTTTTTGAAGAAGTCATAGAAGACAATCCTGATTTTTTTGAGGAAAGTAGCGAAGAGGAATTAGAAGAAGTTTTTGAGGCAGCTCCAGAATTATTTAACGAGATGCCAGATGAGATTAAAGAAGAATTTGAGGAGGAAACTAATATATTTGCTGGGGGATTTGAGGATTATCAAGCGGAAGATAGCACTATTACTGTGCAAGAACGGCGTGTTGTTGTGACTGCGACAACTATTAGTGCTGTGGCTGCTGCAAGACCAACTGTTCGTGTATCACCATCGCCTTCTGTGGGTGGTCCTTCAGTTTCTCAAGGGGGTAGAAAAAGAAGATGAAGAAATTATTTAAAAAGATATTTTTTGAAACAAGCGCTTTAAGTTGGACTATTGGAGGTACTGGCTTGGTGCTTATTACTCTTTCGGGTGAAACCCGTGAGATGGGTATTTGGATTTCTATTGCTAGTTTTGTGTTTCACATGATTGGCGTTTTATTAGATAAGGAAAATTAATGACAGACAATCTACATGTGTTTTTTAATACTTGCTTGCGTATCCTCAGTGTGTTTGGCATTCAGTGTATGGCAATTATTGGGGGCAGCTCTATTATTGGTGGCATTGAGGTGCATAAGGCAGCAATTCTTAGCGGTGTTGCTGCTGTAGCGCAGGTGTTGCAAAAGCTAGCTATAGCTTTTGCAGATGATGGGAAGTTGACGCAAGCTGAGCTTGACGCTGCTTTTCAGAATAGGTCTATCGAAGGGGAGGGCCGTTAAACCACATTACGGCTGATTTTCTGTTACCTTTGGTAATAGGAGTTATTCTATGAGATACAAAACTGGGAAAAACTATAGCAGAGCCATACGGCGGATTTGGGAATTCATGTTTGGCTCCATTGAAAAGAAGTTCTAATGTTCCACCTTCGTAATCTTCGGGGGGACTTAAATTTACGGTTATGGATAATTTACGGACTAGCCCTACTAGCAGCGGGTTTGTTGTTTGGTTTAGGGGCATTGGGTCTATGGATTTTTGCACCAAATGTTTTGCAGCGTATCGGTCTTGGTGGCCGTCGGTATGAAAACCGTACTCGTCATCCTGCTTATAGGTCGTATATTGCACATTCTCTGGACGGGTCAAATCTAACACCCACCCAGCGGAGACGTTTGCGGAGTAAACAAGTTCCTCCATCATATGCGTCACGGTCACATTATCGAGCCAAGCAATTTGAGAAGAACGCTCAGCGTTATCCCCTTGATGGGAACCTTCAATAGCATGGACTTTCATTTGTATCTCGCCTTCATTATGAATGAAGTCAGTTTCTTCGGATGTAAGCGCGTCTGGCATGTACCAGTAAAGATTTGTAAGCATGGTGTATAGCTTATCAGAATTACGGCAAGAAGCTGAGTGGCGTAAATGTGTTAAAGACGAAAAGTATTTTTTGCAAAATTATTGGCATATAGCGCATCCTGCTCATGGCCGTATCTTGTTTGATTTGCGTTCAGCGCAATCAACAGCGTTAGAACATTGGGAAGAACATAGATATTCGTTAACGTTAAAAGCTCGACAAATTGGGTGGTCTACGCTGGTAGCTGCTCACCAATTCTGGTTAGCTTTTTTTCATCCTGACCAGAACATTATTGATCTTTCTAGGACTGAACGTGAAGCCGTGTTATTGTTAAGAAAAACTAAATATGGGTTCAAGCATTTGCCTGATTGGATGCTTGAACGAGGGCCTGCTTCTTTAGTGGAGCATCAACAAAGAATGGGGTTTGACAATGGTTCACTTATTACTTCGATGCCATCGGCTTCTGACCCAGCTCGCGGCGAGTCAGCATCGCTTATTGTCGTGGATGAATGGGCATTTCTCCCTAATCCTGAAGAGGCTTGGGCCTCTATCGAACCTGTTGCTGATATTGGTGGTCGTATTATTGGTCTTTCCACTGCGAATGGTTCAGGGAATTTTTATCATCAGTTGTGGGTGGGTGCTACTACTAATGCGAATAAGTTTGCTCCTATGTTTTTCCCTTGGTCGGCGACTGAAGATAGGGGTGAAGCGTGGTATCAAGAAAAAATAGAGAGCATGTTGCCTTGGCAGCTTGCTCAAGAGTATCCAACTACTCCTGAGGAAGCGTTTGTGAAGTCAGGAAATCCTGTGTTTGATTTAAGTGTTTTGCAAGAAATGGATCGTAGAACCAAGCATGGGCAGATGGGCTACATGTGGAGAAATAACCGCGAAGTAGAATTTAGGTATCAATGAGTTTAGAGGTTTGGGCAGAGCCAAAAATACGTTCGGCGTATGTTATGGGCGTTGATACTGCTGAGGGTCTAAAACATGGTGATTATTCGTGTATTCAAGTGCTTGATATTGGAACTGGCGAACAAGCAGCTATATGGCATGGCCATATAGCGCCTGATCTATTGGCTGAAGATGTTCTAGCGGTAGGGTTATGGTACAACGATGCTTTGTGTTGCGTTGAATCTAACAATCATGGTCTTACAACGATAACAGAATTACGTCATCTTGGTTATCCTAATTTATTTAGGCGTAGGCAATTAAACAATGTTAACAACAGGATTGGCCAAGAGTACGGTTGGAAAACTACACGAACGTCTAAACCATTAATGATTGACGATTTGAGTTCTGCTTTGCGGAACTGGGAACTTCAAATTAACGACAAGCATACTGTAGCTGAATTAAGAACTTTTACTAGAAATGAGCGCGGGTCAATGTCTGGTTCTCCTTATGATGACCGTGTTATGGCCCTTGCTTTAGCTAACCAAATGAGGAAATACGCTTATGAACCTGAATACGCCCCGCAAGTTGATGACTATTGGACTGTTGATTGGTTTGCTCGTTTGGGTAATGATGCTCCTGCGGAAAATCCGCATCAAATAGGTGTTCACAATGTTCGTGGGACACTGTAGGTTGTTTATAGAGCATATGTATACATGGAAGGTGCTTAATGGCAAGTAAATTTGTATCTCACACGAGTGCATCACAAACAGTTGACGGGAAATCAGGGAAAAACAACAAAATGGAACGTGGTTCCAGTGTTGTTGCAAACCCTATTTGGGAACCACATGGTCCTCAAAGCCCTAAACAACGTTTTGATGGCGGAAAAATCAGTAACCAATCGACTGATAAGGGTCACACCTCAGTTCGTGAAACGCCGAAAAACCAGCATGGTATTTCTGGCAAGGTAGAACCCGCACACAAACAACCACATTACAAAGGACATAACGCTTAAATATGGCGATCTTGCCCAGAGGGGCAAGCTACGAAGAATTTGTAGAATACGTTACTAATTTGCGTGGCGAAGTCCCTGAAGAAGAACTGAAGGAACTGTACGAACGCCGTTTAAAGCTTCATGGTATTACTTTTGATACGAAGCGTGGTTGGAGAGCAGTTGCTCTTGCTCCTGACGAGCAAGACTTAACTAATCGAGAACGTGAACAGAAGATAGTTTCTGAAGCTAAAGCTCAGGGCAGAAACATAGCAAGGGTTTAATATGGCTAAAAAAACTCGCCAAGAACTTCTTGACGATGCTCAAGAAAGAGTTCGTAAATGTAAACAATGGCGTGAATCAGAAAGCCTTGACCACACTTGGCGTAGACTCAATGACCTGTATCGCGGGAAACATTTCCCTGCTAGTAGTGTAAATAAACAAGATTTAATCTCTGTAAATTTAGCTTTTTCAACAGTTAACGTAATAGCGCCTTCCGTAGCTGTTAACTACCCTAAGATCGTTGTACAAGCTAACAAACCAGAAGATAGAGATAGAGCTGTTTTTGTAGAAGCTGTTATTAACCACTTGTGGAAACACCATGATTTCCGAACCCCATTTAGAAGAGCTGTTAAAGATTTTCTTATCTTTGGTCATGGTTGGGTAAAGGTTGGTTGGAAGTTCGTTGAGCAAGAACAAACAGTTACTGATAATGAAAGAGACGGCATTATCCAGCAAGCTTTAGATGAAGTGAAAATGTTTGCTCAGGACAACCCTGAAGAAGCACTTCAACTACCTACAGATGCAGAAATTGTCGCTAATGTGCCTGAAACTATCATGCGAGTTGTTGAAGATCAGCCTTTCGTTGAACGGGTAAGCCCATTTGATGTATACGTTGACCCTGAAGCTACTTGTTTGGAAGATGCTAAGTGGATTGCCCAGCGAGTAATACGTCCTCTTGCTATGGCAAAAGAGGATAAACGCTACAAGCCAGCAGCTCGGAAAAGATTGAATCTTTCTAACGTAGAATCTGAACTTCGTTATACGGCTGCGGAAGACGATAAGCGCCAATATGTAGATGAACGTGTTGTTATTTGGGAATACTACGATGTTGCAGCTAACACTCTTTCTGTATATGCAGAAGATGGGGATGAATTTCTTATAGACCCCATACAAATGCCTTACGCATACGGTCAACCGTTTGTCATGATACGAAATTATGATGTTCCTGACCAATTCTACCCAATGGGAGATCTAGAAGCGTTAGAGCCTCTACAGCTAGAACTTGATAAAACTCGTAGCCAACTAATGAACGACAGAAAAAGGTATGCTCGTAAATACTTATACCACGAAAGATCGTTTGGTCCTGAAGGTCGTGAAGCTCTTGAATCTGAAGATGATGGCCGTTTAGTCCCTGTTGTGGACGAAAATAAACCTTTGTCAGAGGTCGTTATGCCTATGCCTCAGGTCCCTGTATCCCCTGAAATATATAATTATTCTCAAATTATTGAAAATGACATTAATACTGTTTCAGGTATTTCAGAATATGCACGAGGTGCTATGCCTGAAGTGCGCCGTACAGCTACTGAAGCTTCTATTGTTGCTGACGCTCAAAATGCACGCTCAGCAGACAAATTGGCAATAGTTGAAATTTCTACTTCTTTAGTAGCTAGACGAGTTGTCCAGCTTATGCAGCAATTTATGACTGGTGAGCAGATGGCTCGTGTGGCTATGAAAGGTGGCGATTCTGTATTTGTGCCGTACACCCGTGAGGAAATTGTGGGCGAGTACGATTACAGCGTTCAAGCTGGTTCTACACAACCGATGAATGAAACTATAAGAAAGCAGCAAGCTATTTCCTTGATGAACGCTGTTGCTCCTTTGGTTGGAACAGTAATAGACCCTGCTGCTTTAGCAATGCACGTTTTGGAGTTTGGATTTGGGATACAAGATCCTGATAAATTCTTAATGCAACAACCTCCTCCTCAAATGATGGGCGAAGAAGAAGCACCACCCGAAGAGGGTGGTGTTCCCCCTGAAATGATGGGTTCTGGGCCACCAATTCCTGCTGAGATGATGGGTGGGGTTCCTCCTAGTCCTGAATTATTTGCCCCTACGGGCGGTATTCCTCCTGAAATACTGGCTCAACTACAAAATCAGATGGGACTACAGCTTCCATCCTTGTAGTTTTTGGGACACTGTGATTAACTTATAGGAACAACTTATTCACTGAGACTCCTAGGAGGGCAATTGTGCCTGAAGAAACAGAAGCCATAGAACCCACTCAAGAAGTGGACAACCTTGAAACTTCAACAGAAGTACCAGAGGAACCTGCATATACTGTCAAAGTAGATGGTGAGGAAGAGCAGGTCACCCTTGAAGAACTTCAACAAGGTTACCAAAGGCAAGCGGATTATACCCGTAAAACGCAAGAGGTAGCTGCTGAACGTGAAAGACTGCAACAAGCAGAGCAGATTGTATCGGCTCTGGAAGCAGATCCTGAAGGTACGCTTCAAACTTTGATGCGTTCATTCAATGTAGATTTAACACCGCCCTCGCGAGAGGAACAGCGTGAATTGGCTGAAGAGTGGGATTCTATGGATGAAACTGAACGTAAAGTGATAATGCTTGAACAAAGATTAGCGGACCAAGATCAGAGATTTGCCCAACAGGAACAGGTTCAAAGGGTTCAGCGAATAGAGCGTGAAGTTAATTCTTTACAAGAAAAATACGGAGAGTTCGACGGAAAAGAACTTGTCAATCATGCCATCAAGCATCGTATCCCTAATTTGGATGCAGCATATGCTCACTGGCGTTTCAACGATGTTAAATCTGTTGCGGATAAATTAACGCAAGATCAAGAAATAACATCTAAAAAACGAGACGCTTCGGTTGTTACAACTGGTGGTTCAAGTCAAGCAACTGGTGATGTTGAATCAACTCCTCAAGTTTCAAGTCTTAGAGACGCTTTCGCTTTAG